TAGCGTGTATAATCTGGAGGGAACTACGAGCTGCCCTCCTGATTGCGTTCCCGGAGCTCGCCAGCGGCCTAGACCTAAGCAACGGTTCGAACCGGCGTGCTTGGGCAGGACTTCTACGACTACTCCGTACGTTCCTCCGTACGGCATTGTGTTCAGGAGACGAAGCACTCGCGAAGCTCATCAAAGGGTGGTCCAACGACGCCAGAAGGTCTGTCCTCGGCGCCAGGGATGCGGGTACGGCAAACAGACCCCACCTCCGCAATTACTTGCGGGGCGGGTTGTCGTACAAACGACTTACTCCCCAGCGCCTCGAGATCCTAGCTGGGCTTGGACGCGCCCTCCCGGTCCCTTCCAGGGAAGCAGACGAAGACCTCGTCCGCAACCTCCTATCCCGCCTAACTGTCCCGTGGGTCCCAGATGCCTCGCTCTCTTCGATTGGTTACGAAGGACAAGGTCCTCAACACCTGGCGAAGGGGGTCGCATTACCGACCAGCCCAACCGACCCACGAAACATGGTTTTGGCATTCAAGGAGTATTGCAGACAGTTCGCCGGCAAACACCTGAAAAAGAAACCCGACTTCGCGACATACCTCGGCCCCCCAAACACATCGGCCTGCTACGAAAGGACCCGCGCCAAAGGAGGGGTAGATGCGATAGCCAGAGAAACCTGGCTTCGCCACCCCCGGAGCCGCCTTCTATTCAACGACCCGATCAAACGGGACGCATTCCTAGAAGGCTGCACTCCGGAGGAGGCGTGCGAAGCTTACAAAACGCATTACAACCTCAGTCGGCGCGGCTACCTCCTCGTAGCCGTAGAAGCCTGCAAAAAGTGGGACAAAGAGCCACCACCCCAAGCAGTTACCGGGGTAACAGAACGAGGCTGGAAGCGCAGGTATGTGACGAAGGGACCCTGGTCCCTGCAAATCCCCGGAACAGCCATCAATGGATGGTTGATCCAAGGCCTTGCCAACTTCGGCCCCGCCGCAGACACCCTCCACGGGATAAACCCGATCGAAACCCTTGCCCGCACGATTGGGAAACAGAAAGAAAGCTGGTGGAAAAAGAAGGAACTCGAAAGTTCCGACCTCTCCGCCGCTTCCGACTGGATCCCCATCGAGCTGGCTCAGGCAGGATGGGCAGGTATCTGCGATGGTGC